GACAGGCTTAGATTTTGCGACCTCGGCAGAAAACTGCTCCAGAGCTGTGAGAATCATCAGCGTAGCGAGGGGGTGAGAGTTAATAATTTGGGTTAGTTTTTTAGATTTCATGGTTATAGGTTCCTAAAATAATGTCCGTCAGCTTCCCAAAATTCATGGCGTAATTCACAGTCCCAGAAGGCTTGGAAATCAAAATAGTATCGAACAGTCTGGGGGACATCGAAGAACATTCCAGATTCTTCTGCATAATTCTCTGCAAAGTCTTTTGGGCTGTCATGCTCGCCCCAGTAAGCCTCTTCAATCTTGCTTATCTCACAATCAGACGCATAAGAAAAATTGGAGCAATAAGCCTCTATTACATCCATATCTAGGTTAGTCCGTCCCAGATCTTCGGCAAACTCCGCCCATTCTGTCATGCTGAAAGCATCGCAAGAGCTAGAATAAAAAGGCTTCAGGATTGAGCCCTCATAATCAGCCATCAGGATCTCATCCACAACAGCATTTGGGTAAGCGACCTCCAGAGCTTCCCTCACATCGTCCCAGCTACGGACGGGCAAGAGATCGACCCAGACACCTTTGGTCGGTATGCCATCAATATAAAAGAAACCAGCGACAGAAGAGCCAGACGCTGGGGCGGTTGCCGCATTCAAGCGAGCATTAATTGATTGATCTAAATCCATTTTTAAAAGCTCCTATTCATAACGGGGGCGGACTGCTGGGAACGGCTCAGCCTCGCCCTCATTGATTAAAAAACAATAAACACCTTCGCACAGCACCGAATCAATGGATGGCTTTCCCTCGTTCATGAGATCAGCCTCACCAGCGATAGAGTCACGATAGGCGATAGCCTCCGCCTTAGTGCTAAATACTTTATTTAAGGGGTGATCCTCTGGGTATCCACAGTCATACCACCAGCCCCCCTCTTCACGCCCACCATAGGCACGATCAGTAACAAACAGATGCACAGAAAACATTATTAAACCCTCCTCTAGTTAACGATGTAAAAAACATCCTCAAGCCCTCCGCAAAGGGCTTTGAGCTGTTTTCTACTGAGAGGCATCCTCCAGAGTGGTCATAGCATCTTCAATGCTTGAAATGCTCTGCTGGAGATTGTCGATAGCGTTCTGGGCGGACTCGCCTTTATCGCCATTCTGGAAGCCCTCAGGCATGTTTGAAAATGCCTCCTCCTCTTCGCTTAAAACCTCCTCAATCTGGTTTCGCAGATCGTCCAGCTTCTGGCTGATGTCGCTCAATATTTCTCTTCTAGCTTGATTCATAGAACCCCCGTTTTAATAAAAACATAATCAGACGGGGAAACAGCCTCCCCATTTCTCTCATTGAAAACCAGCTTTTTTCCATCGTTGTAAATGCTCCAGATCTGGCGATCTTCTGATGGCAAAGGCGACCAGAAACAAAGCGTATCGCCAATGTGAACAGCTCCAGCCTTTACCCGTTTAATATCTCTCCGCATAGAACCCCCCGATTAATAACCACGAGCCAGAGCCCAGCCCTCAATGGCTTCAAGGTCTGGACTGCTGATTTTTAATAAGTTTTCTTCTGAATCCAACAAACCGCCATTAGCAAGAGCAAAAGCCAGCGATCCAGAGTAATCTTTAAAATTCAACCAGCACCCAGAAACCCTATCAGGGCTTGACTCTCCAGCCCCATCTACATCAGTGTCTAGGGTTACTTCAATCCCGTTTATTTTCTTTTCTAGAACCATAAATCCTCCAAAATAATCAATAGTCGAATAGGTATAGATACACCTACCGAGATCTTACTCCCAAAACATATTGACAAGCAACACCCCCAGAAAATGAAAAGTTGAGCCTAGTATTTATAAGGGTCTGGAGGCGATCAGCACCAGACACGCAAACAGAGCAGACCGCAAAGGCTTATAGAACAAGGGTCATGCTGTCGAGTTGACCAGAAGGCAGCTCAGGGGGTTCTATATAGAATAAGGCTTACAGGGCGATAGAAATAATGGGCCCATCAATCACAGACCGCAAAGCCTTATAAAATCTAGAGCTGGGATTATAAAAAATGACCAGATGACCGCAGACCCTTGCACAGGCTGGGGTTTGGCGGGGGCAAATAGCGAAGCGAAACAGCCCAGCAGTTACAGCCATAGGATAAGAAACACTAAGAGAACCCATAGAAGCTCTGGCACTTGCAGACTGTCCCTCTATTGCCCTAAGATCACAAACAACGCAATTCTTAATAAATACCCATATGACCAGATTAACCAGAAAGCAGATAGAAGAGGGGCTAAAGGCTACACCCATTGAGCAGATCTTGCTGGGGGTCGCTGGGGCTAAACAAACGAAGCTCAGCCCTTCACAAATCAAGTTTGCAGAGCAGATGGCATTAGGAAAAACTAAGGCGGAATCATACCGCCAGAGCAGACCAAACGGACGCAAGAGCAAGGCGAAACCAGCCACAGCATCACGCAAGGGTCAGGAGCTGGCAAAGTCAGACGCAATACAGGCACAAATAGAAGCGTTTAAGGTGGCTCTGGAGGCTCAGAAATATACTACACCCGCTCATTTAAGGGCTCTCACAATCCACAAACTGACAGAAAAGGCTCTTGACCCAGACATAGCACCAGCACAACAGATCAAAGCTCTGGAGCTTCTGGGCAAGATCACCGAGGTCGCACTGTTTACCGAGAGGCGGGAGATCATCCAGACCAGCAACAGCACAGAGATGAGGGCAAAGCTCCTGAATTCTATCCGTCTGGCACTTTCTGCCCAGACCGCAGAAACCATTGAACCGAATCAGGCTGATGATCTGCTGGCTGAGCTGTCAGGAATAAGCCCAGATGATGAGCAAAGCCCAGATCATGAACGGCAAAGCATGGAACAGGTCACGGCTCTGGTGCTTGATCCAGACCCCCAGACCCATTCGCTAAACCAGATCGAGGCAGACCCACCAGACCCCGACCCCCAAAAATCGACATCTACAATAGCCAGCCCTATGCATAGTATTCCACACACTCAATCCGTCCCAGAATCCGCTGTTACACCAGGCGTAACACCTGTTACCCCTGAAAATGTAGAAAAATCAACAGCTTGCGTGTCAAGTAGTAGTAACCCTATACTATCAAAGGGGGAGGGGGGATAGAAAATGGCTATCGATAAGGACACCGTTCCACGTGAAACACCCCCCCTTGATGAAAAGGGTCCCCTGCTAACGCTAGATCCAGATCAGTTAGAAGATCGGCTAAAGAGAATGAGCGAGAAAGACAGGAAAAAGTTATTAGATATGTTAGATAGTCATCAGGCCGTGATGTTAAAAAGAAAGGATAAATATGTTAAGTGAAGAATACCCAGATTTATTAAAAGCCGATGGGTTAGATGAGGCTATTATTGGCGTGGTACAAAGAATGGGCACTCAGGCTATTTGTTATGACACCGAGAAAGTCATTGAGATCTTAATGCGGGATATGACAGAAGATGAGGCTTGGGACTATTTTCACTACAACATTGCTGGCGCTTGGGTTGGAGATCATACCCCATTTTTTTTAACACGGGAAAGTATGAATGAGGAAAAGTAAAGAGATGACTCCTGCCCAAAAAGAAATATTTCTGGTGATTGATTCCTATTGGAAGCTATATGGTTTTGGCCCCTCGATTGATGACATTATGCGAATGACTGGCGAGAAGAGCCGTGGAAATGTAAGTAGAAAGATGTGGGCCTTGGTAGATTTAGGGGTTTGCAAAGGGGTAAAGAGAAGAGCTAGATCTATACGGCCTACCTATATAAAGGTTAGAAATCTTGAGTGATGCATTAAACCGTCTATTAGATAAACTAAATCCTGGTGATCACGAAGACTTGCTTGCTTTAGCGCAAGGCTATGCAGACTCAGTCATTCGGGAAAAAGGGCAAAAATCGTTTATGGAGTTTGTTAAGGTCATGTGGCCTGGGTTTATTCATGGAAGACACCACGCTTTAATGGCAAAAAAATTTGAGGAGATAGCTAGTGGAAAACTTAGACGCCTTATTATTAATATGCCTCCCCGCCATACTAAGTCTGAATTTGCCAGCTACTTATTGCCAGCCTGGTATCTTGGTCAATTCCCTAATCGAAAGATTATTCAGTGTTCTAACACCGCAGAACTAGCGGTGGGCTTTGGACGTAAAGTTAGAAACTTAGTCGATGGAGAAACCTATGCCAAAATATTCCCAAATGTCGCTTTGCGAACTGATTCCAAGGCTGCTGGTCGTTGGGCTACTAACGCCAACGGTGATTATTTTGCTATTGGTGTGGGCGGTACCGTTACTGGTAAAGGAGCAGATTTGCTCATTATTGATGACCCTCACTCGGAACAAGAGGCAGCTTTAGCCGCATCGGATCCAAGTGTTTACGATAAAGTCCATGAGTGGTTTACCTCTGGTCCACGTCAGCGTCTTCAGCCTGGAGGTTCTATCGTCATCGTGATGACCCGCTGGGGTAAACGAGATTTGACGGGCAGAGTCCTTCAGTCCATGGTCGAACGTGACGGGGACGAATGGGAGGTGATTAACCTTCCTGCAATTATGCCCACGGGAAAACCTCTATGGCCTGAGTTCTGGAGCTTAGACGAATTAGAAAAACTAAGAAACGAACTTCCAATCTCCAAATGGTCAGCTCAGTATCAACAAGATCCTTCAGCTGAGGAAGGCGCCCTAGTCAAACGAGAATGGTGGCAAGTCTGGGAAAGTGAAAGACCGCCAGTCTGTGAATTTGTAATCCAGTCTTGGGATACCGCCTTTACAAAGAATGAGCGTTCAGACTACTCGGCATGCACGACCTGGGGTGTTTTTCGTAAAGACGAGAACCCTGACGATATTCATATTATTTTGTTAGATGCTCTAAAAGAACGGCTAGAGTTCCCTGAATTAAAGCTACGAGCCATGGAAATGTATAAGGAATGGGAGCCCGATGCGTTTATTGTGGAAGCTAAGGCCTCTGGTGCGCCACTTATATTTGAGCTAAGATCCATGGGTATACCAGTGCAAGAATTTACACCAACCCGTGGTAATGACAAGATCTCCCGTGTAAACTCTGTAGCAGACATCTTTGCATCAGGAAAAGTATGGGCGCCAAGAAAACGTTGGGCTGAAGAAGTAATTGAGGAAATGGCAGCGTTTCCCAATTCCGACCACGATGACTTGGTGGACTCCGCAACACAAGCACTATTACGATTTAGAAAAGGCGGGTTTATCCGATTACAAACAGACGAGGAAGACGATATTAAGTACTTCAAGTCTAAGCGAGCAGTCAGTTATTACTAAGGAACGATATGGCTATTGAAAAATCACTCTATGAATTACCCCAAGGTCTTGAGGCTGCTGCTGCTATGCAAGAGCCGATTGAGATTGAGATCGAAGATCCAGAATCCGTCAAGATTGGTATAGATGGCTTAGAAATTGAAATAGAACCTAAAGAAGAAACTGCCGAGGACTTTGACGCTAACCTTGCCGAATACTTAGAAAAGGGTCAATTAGCCGAGATTTGCGGTGATTTAATTGGTGATGTAGAAGCCGACATTGGTTCCCGTAAAGAGTGGATGCAGACCTATACAGACGGCATTGAGCTTCTTGGAATGAAGATTGAGATTCGTTCAGAACCATGGGAAGGTGCTTGTGGTGTATATCATCCCCTTCTCTCCGAAGCCTTGGTTAAGTTTCAAGCTGAAACCGTAATGGAGACTTTACCTTCTGCTGGACCCGTAAAGACCCAAGTTATTGGGCGGGAAACCCCAGAGAAAATGGCAGCATCAGATCGTGTTCAAAAGGACATGAACTACCAGATTACCGATGTTATGGTCGAATATCGCCCTGAGCATGAGCGTATGGTCTGGGGTCTTGGACTATCAGGTAACGCCTTTAAAAAGGTTTACTTTGATCCTAACCTAAACCGCCAAGTCTCCATCTTTGTTCCCGCAGAAGACTTGATTGTTCCGTATGGCGCCTCGGATCTACAGACCGCTGATCGTGTAACCCACGTCATGCGTAAGACCGAGAACGAATTAAAGAAGCTCCAAGTCGCTGGTTTTTATCGGGATGTTGATCTTGGAGATCCAGTTAATACATTTGATGATGTAGAAAAGAAAATTGCCGAGAAGATGGGTTTTCAGGCAACTACAGATAATCGGTATAAACTCCTAGAAATCCAAGTAAACCTCGACATTGCAGGTTTTGAGGATAAAGATGAAGACGGCAAACCAACAGGAATTGCACTGCCGTACATTGTCACCGTTGAAAAAGGATCGCAGACCGTATTAGCGATTCGTAGAAACTGGAGACCAGAAGATGAGACTAAACAGAAGAGAAATCATTTCGTCCATTATGGGTATGTTCCAGGCTTTGGCTTTTACTGCTTTGGCCTTATTCACCTTGTCGGCGCTTTTGCTAAGTCTGGTACTAGTATTATTCGGCAGCTCGTGGATGCTGGAACCCTTAGCAACTTGCCAGGTGGCTTTAAGACCCGTGGCTTGCGAGTCAAAGGAGATGACACCCCGATTTCCCCAGGTGAGTTTAGAGACGTAGACGTTCCCTCTGGCGTATTAAAAGACAACATCCTTCCGCTTCCATACAAAGAACCTAGTCAAGTTTTATATAGCTTACTCGGTACCATCGTAGAAGAGGGTCGTAGATTTGCCTCGGCATCCGATATGAAGATTGCCGATATGTCAGCCAATACCCCAGTTGGTACAACCTTGGCTATTTTGGAGCGCACCTTAAAGGTTATGTCGGCAGTTCAAGCCCGTGTTCATTACTCAATGAAACAGGAGCTTAAACTTTTAAAAGACATCATCCGTGACTACACGCCTGACGAATACAACTACCAGCCAGACATTGGCAATCGTTTTGCCAAGCAATCAGACTACGATAACGTAGACGTAATCCCTGTCAGCGATCCTAACGCAGCAACAATGAGCCAGAAAGTGGTTCAGTATCAGGCGGTTTTACAGTTAGCCCAGCAAGCTCCACAGCTTTATGACCTTGCTCAATTGCACCGCCAGATGCTAGAAGTCTTAGGGATTAAAAACGCTAAGAAGCTGGTCAAGTTAGAAGACGATCAACTACCAGAAGACCCTATTACAGAGAACATGAACATCTTGAATCTGCGCCCTGTTAAGGCTTTCTTGTACCAGGATCACGAGGCTCATATTAAAGTCCATATGAACGCCATGCAAGATCCTAAGATTGCGCAATTAATGGGACAAAATCCACAAGCTCAAGCTATTGCAGCATCTGCTATGGCTCATATTCAAGAGCATCTAGCCTTTGCATACAAGAAACAAATGGAAGAAATCATGGGAGTGCCCTTGCCAGCAGAAGAGCAAGAAGAAGCAATCCCAAGAGATATGGAAGTCCAGATCTCACAAATGGCTTCACAGGCAGCCGATGTGCTTTTGCAACGCAACAAGACCGAAGTTGCAGCGCAACAAGCTCAAATGGCAGCCCAAGACCCAGTCATTCAGATGCAAGCGAAGGAACTTGAACTCAAACAGGCCGAGGAACAACGCAAAGCAATGAAAGACCAAGCCGATGTAGCAACAGATGCTGCTCGCTTGGAATTAGAAAGGGAAAGAATCGCCTCCCAAGAACGAATTGCTGGCGCTCAGATTCTGGCAAAAACAGAAAAAGACGCTATGGAAGTCGAAATCAAACGGATGCAAGAGCTTTCCAAAATGCAGCAGTTCAATAAACCTCAAACAGGGAAGAAATAGTGGATAAAAACTTGGATTACCTCCTAAATGAGTACAAAACCCGTATCGATATGCTCCAAAAAGCTATCTCAGCGGGAAATTGTGCAAATTATGAGGAGTATAAGTACGCTTGCGGACAGATTCGAGGTCTAGAATCCGCTTGTTTAACCATAACAGACCTCAAACAACGAATGGAGAACTCTGATGAGTGAAATACTAATCGGCTCAAATCCCGATGATGTATCAGCCGTAACAACTCTGCCTCAAACAGCAGAAGAAAAAGCAAGACAACTACCCGAACCCTCTGGCTATCGAATTTTGTGCGCTATTCCTGAGGTTGATGACACTTACGAGAGCGGAATCCTCAAAGCGGATACCACGATGCACTACGAAGAGGTCCTATCAACGGTGTTTTTTGTCGTAAAAATGGGTCCTGATTGCTATAAAGACCCAAGCCGTTTTCCTACTGGTCCATGGTGCAAAGTTGGTGACTTTATCCTAGCCAGACCAAACTCTGGCACACGACTAAAAATCCACGGACGTGAGTTTAGGATTATTAACGATGATTCCGTAGAGGGACTTGTTGAAGATCCACGTGGCATAACCAGGATTTAAGGAGAAAATCATGCCTGAATTAGAAATGGAAGAATATACGTTTCCTGATGAAAAGAAGGAATTTTC